TGTTCCTGTCATGTTGGTGTGGTTTGCAATAATCGCTGCGTGTTGTACGAGCTTTCCTGCTGTAACAGCCGTTCCACCGAGTAGACCATAACGGAAAATGTTGTTGCCGTAGTGTAGTTCAGCTCCTAATGGAAAAAGTTGCGTGGAGCTTTCAGCATATGGGTTTACTGTTCCGTACTGACTTCCACCTTTACCGACGATTAAGTCCGCAGGACCATAACCTGTCGCAGCAGCGTATTGGACGTGACCACCTGCTGTATTGAAAATGTTACCTGCAGAGTTTACGACAAAACCCTCAGTATCTGCCCCTGTAGAAGCATTAGTTGTAATGGATTTAAAACCGTTTTGAGAACGGACGGCTCCGCTAAAAGTTGTATTACCCATGTTTGTCTCCTTGTCTGGGTTATGTCAACCGCATTATGCGATTGTCAAGGAATATACTCATCTTACATAAAAAAAGAGCAGCTGACAAGCTGCTCTTTTCATTGTTATCAAAGCTGATATTACGCTCCTGGAGAACCAAACACACAACGTGGGTCTGAAACACCAAAGCTATACCGCTCACGAGCTTTATATCGCACGTTACCAGTATCAAAATCGCCTTCCATAGAAGTTTTGACAGCACTACGCTCAAAATGTTTAAAGCCATTTGGAGCATCCGTTTTAATGAAAAATGCGTCAGTATCGGTTAAGAAGTGATTTACCACATAACCGTCTGCTAACATTCCCATGTTACGCATTGCATTGATGTCATTGTCTGCTGTTGAAGGACGAAGATTACTTGCCATCAAACGTTCAGCTACAAACTGTAACGCAGGTGGAATAATCATCTTACGACCTTGCAGAGCAATTTTTAGCCCACGCTCATCAATAAAGGCTGAGATGTCAATTAGTGACTGCTCTAAAGATGTTTCGTTAAGGTCAGCAGCAGTAGACAACTCGTTACGCAATGAGCCACCACCATTAGTGGGGTGATCCGTTGCACAAAGCTCTTTACCGTCGCCATAAGTTACTGAGCTATCAAACGCATTGTTTAAAACAGCAGCAGCTTTGACTTGCTTAGTGTTTGACATAGAACGAGCCAAAGCACGAGTGTAACGAGAACTTAGTCGGTCATAAAGGTTATCCTCTACAGCCTCTTCCGTAATCGCAAACGCTAGAGCTATTGTTTCGTGTGTATAACGAGCCGTGAAAGACTCATTAGCTGTGTCAAATGATACCGCAGCACCTTCTCCTTTAACAGGAGCAGCACCGAAGCCACTTAGCATTACCTCTTCTTCAAACGCTCGGTCTGAAGATTCAGTTTCGAATATCTCGGCATGTTCATTGTCATACCGATCATACTCCAGTCCGAATAGAGCATTAAGTCCAGGCTCTAATTCTTTAAGGAGTTGGGATCTTGCTATAGCCATATCTTATCTCCTTATAGACCAGTTGAATCAAGATGGAACGGTAGATTTAGTTTAACTAAAGCTACAACTCCTGCTGCTGCGTAATCAATTGAAGGCACATCTTTAAAACCAACAATCCTAAAATTGTCCGTTGCAGTTGTTGCACCTGCAGAAGCCACTGAGATCTCACCACTTGAGATACCGTTTGCTGTCTCCGATCCAAATCCCGCACCTTCGGCATTTGAGTGGATTAAAGCTGTAGCGGTCACTAGATTTGTTAATGTAGCGTCGCAATTGACTTCATAAACCTGAGCAGGGTCATCATAAACAAACACAGTAGCTTCTGTGCCTGATTTTAATGAACTTGTTCCAGGATATTGATTAGTGAAAACGGGCTTACCCGAGAGGTCTGTATATTGACAACCTGCCATAACGCCAAGAATCGCTACCGAACCACCGTCTGCTGCACTTACGTCCACAAGCCCATTGGTAAGAGGAATCACCATGTCACCCTGATAGATGGCACTAGATGATCCTGCTGTTCCAGGAATTTGTACTTTGTAAGGCGTTAAACCATTTCCGTTCGGTGTTGACCCTAATTTGTTATGAGGTCTCAACCCAAAAGGGGAATCTGTATTCGCCATGGATTAGTCTCCTAAAAAATTATTCAGATCCTTTATCGGACCCGAAGGTTACACGAGATTGCCTATCAGGTTTGCTAATAGGCATAGATGGGTGATTTTCCCTCATAAGATCATTGTCAACTGCATCCATTTGGTCTCTTGTTTGACCTTGGAAGTATTGTGTTCGTTGACTTACTGTTTCTTTAGGGATTCTTGCGAGTACCAAACCACCAACTCCAATAACACCTGCGTGTTTACCGTCTTGGACGGTAGGAGCTTCAAAGTCAGGATACTCTTCAGCACGAACTAATTCAAAGCCTTCGCGAAGCCGAGCAGAAAGGTTCTTTTTATCATCAAATCCCATGACTGATTCACGGACCCATCGATGAACGTAGCCCTCTGGAGGGTGTGGAGCGTCTAATTGAGACGGGGGAGCCCACGGTTTATTGCGGACAGTTTTTTCCCTAGTTTGGGAAGAGCGTGGGCTTCTTTCATTCATAATTTATCCTCACGTTTTTTGCATGCGAGCTTTTTGTCTCGCATATTGTTCATAAGATACACCAAGTTTGTCAGCTATTGCAACCTCTGATTTTGTTAGTTGTATCTTTTGTTTACCTTTTTTCTGCCCTGCACGACTTGCGGAAGCCACCGCAGGACCACTTTGCCGAGTACCACCATTGAATTTATGGGGAAACTCTTGCCTAACTCGCCGATCAACCTCAGCATAGTAATCATCACTATGGGGGTCATACCCTTCAGACTCCACTAATGTTTTGTGGATACTAAAAGCAGTAAGAGTCATAGGCTCATCTGTTCCAAACCAATCGTTCTTAGCTGCCCATTGTGCAGCTTTAGGATCAGGTGGAGCAGCTTGTTGTTGCTGTTGCTGCATAGGTTGTGCAACAGGAACAGGTTGCCGAGCTCGTTGCTCTTGTTGTTGCCTAACCATAGAAAGCTTATCTGTTTGCGAAGCAACTTGGGCTAATTGCCGTTGAGCTTCTACCTGAGCATCAACATCGCCCCGATCAATAGCTTCCTTTAAATGATTTTTATAGAGTTGGTCTTCCAACTTAACTCTATTTTCAAACTCTTGTACAAACGAAGAATCTAAAGAAGCATTTTTCTTTTGGTTTTCTTCTAGCTCTAACTTAGCTGATTGAGCAAACTGAATAGCAGCTTGTTCACGACGTTCTGCTTCACGCATTTTAGCGGTCAGCTTACTAATACGCTTTTTCACGCCCTCACTGTATTGTTCTAGCTCATCACTAGATTGTTCGGGTTTAGATTCTGGCTCTTCTGTTTCAACAACCTCGACTTCAACTTCGTCAGACGATGTTTCTTCCAGTTCTACCTCTTGGTCTTCTTGTTGTGCTGCTTGTGGCATGGTCACTCCATGTGGTTAAAGATGCAAAATATCATCAGGGTGTTTAATGCGACCTATAATTTCGTCATCATTAAGAATGCGGACTTCTCCCCCTTCAATTTTGAAACGACTTCCCGCATATCTGCCAAAGATAACCCAATCCTTTTCTTTGCACCAAGGATCGGAGCCTTCGCCAAATTTATCTGAGTCGTGGTACGCAAGTGGACCAACTCTCAGTACATAGCCACATACTGTGGCAAGAGCTTCACGATCCCGTATTTCATCGGGAACAATAATTCCACCTGCTGTTTGTTTCTTACCCTGATAGGGTAATATCAAAAGACGCCAACCAGTCGGTTGTGGTAGTTTTTCTAAAGCACTCTCGGTAATTTTTGAAGGTTCTAAGAACCTCTCTTGGGCAGTTACATACGCTTTTTCAAGCTCGCCTTTTTCTTTTTGTTTTTCTGTTTTGTTTTTCTTAGCAATATAGTCTGGCACATATAGTGTTTTACTCATCTTTGTTCACCTTATTTAGCAGGTCTTTTAAATCCTGTTCTGTTTTAGCAAGCTCATCAAGCCGAGCTCGTAGTTCTTTAAACGAAGTAAAATCTGTTACAGGACCAAAACATAAGGACTCTTGTATAAGACTTTGCCTATCACGAACATTTTTAAGCATATTCTCATAAATGTAAAGCTCATTCATGCGAGTAACTCTAAAGCTTTTTCTCGGGTCTCAAGGTTCCTGCGTGTCCAACCTTTACCAAAAGTGTCAAATGTTTTCAAACCCTCATAAAAACCTTGGCGTTTGTCGTGCATTTTATTAACCATATCCTTTGGCTCATACTGTGAAACAGACTTTAAAG